ACCGAACTGTCCTTATCTAGTGATGGTTTTCTCGAGCTGACTGAAAAACTAGAAGATCTTTTTGAGTCTTTTGGTTTAACTAGGAAAAAATCTGAAGGTGAGTTTGCCTTTATCAGAGAAGATTTACTGGACTGTTTTAATAAACAGGCCAATGAGGAGGTGTCTGATGAAACTATATAACATTTATTACGACCAAGAAAAAGGAGAGCCACCTATATATCAAGGCACTACAAATAATCTTGATAAATGGTTAGAAGAAAACAACAAATTGATTTTAGAAGATGGCAATACTTTTATAGAACCTGAAACTTTAGATGATTTTATAATTGAAGAAGCTAATGCTTATATTTTTGAGGAGGTGTCCAAATGAACGTTTGTATTTTGATAAAAAATTCCAAGTACGGACACGATTACGAAGTTTATTCTGAAACTGAGGCTAAAACGGTTGACTTGGAAAAGGAACAGGAGAAATGGCACGACTACTTACGGTTTAACGGAACAGAGCCAGATGAATATGATTATGTTGATTGGTATGGTGATAGGACACCTTTTGTGACGGTTGTAAACGGGGGAAAGCGATGAGTAATGGCGCAAGAGTCACTTTTGATAGTGAAACAGGAAAAGGCAAAGTTTGGCTTGGTTGGGGTAGAGGCCATGTTCTTTTTGAAATAGACGAGCAAACAGGAGAACCTACAAACTGGGAAAACCCAAACGCTAACGCAAGAAAAAATGTCAGCGATCTGCTGATACAACGAGCGAAAAAGATTTTTGAGCAACAAATGGGAGAGGGGGATGAGTAGTGCTAAAGAAAGAGACTATAAAGACACAGACTCTTTTGAGTTGTTTAAAAAAGACTTGGACAAGGTGTTAGAAAAACACTATCCAAACACAGATTATGAATGGGATTATCTGCCTGACAAATGGATTGAGTTAAGAGTGTGGATTAAGGAGTGGGAAGATGAGTAGAAGTATAGATGAACACAAACTCCTTGAAAAACTAAGAGAGGACGAGAACAAGTCACTAAAGAGACTTATAGGGAATGGACTGGCCAATCAAGAGGAACGAGATCAGTTGATTGGGGAAATTGCCTACATTAGTCATTTAATCATATGGTTAAAAGCGGAGGTGGGTGATGAGGAGTAATGAAATAAAAGAATACTATTCGTGTCTCTTATTGGAATTAGACATAACCCACGAAGATTTAATAACCATTATAGAGATTGCCCGAATTGCATTAGAGCAAGACTCATTCTCCTTTAATCGCATTGATATAGGACATGAACTCGATCTCTCCGATGAAGAACTAGAGAGAGTTTATAAACTTATCGAAATAAAAGAGGTGGGCGATGAATGAACCAAAAGCCTATAGTTGGCTAGAAATAGCAAATATGCCCTTATGTTGCGTTTGTTGTGGCAGTAGGAACGTAGATCAAGAAAAAGATGTATGTTTAAACTGTGGATCAGATGAAGGTTTACTAGCAGATGAAAGGGAGGAAAGCGATTCAAAACAACGATTTACTGGACAAACGGAGAAGTTTGAGCAATCATTTAATGAGATTTTTATTAACGGAGAGAGCAATGACTAAAATATGGCGAAAGCAAGAATGGGAACAACTAGAGCTATTCCCTAAACGGCCCACACAATATGAAGACCCTAGTTTCAAAATGTTTGTAAGGGGTATGTATGACGCAAATTGTAAAGAGAGAAGGGAACACGGGCAAAAAGAATACAAAAACATTTTTTCCTATTTCAGAAAAAACCACCAGTTTGTGTTTGATAAGTTTGAGGAAACACGAAAGGAGGAAAGTAATGTTTAGTAGCAAAGAAAAAGACTTCAAAGTGAGAGGCACTTACCGCTTAAGGAAAGAAGGTAGAAAAAATGAGTGGGTAGCGATAGACTCAAAAGGGCATGGAGTTAAGTTAGGGACAAGCGACCTTAAACAAGCAAAGAAACGAGCAGGGGTGGCTATAAAGAAAATGGAGAAAACGAGATGATTAGACACAGAACCCATTTGGAACTAGACCAGGCGAAAGACTTAATGACCGCCATAAACCAAAACCAACTACACGACCTCCTTCCTTTTTTAAGAATAGGTGTCAAAGGCGCAAAGAAAAGCTATCGTTTGTGTATTGATTGTCCCGCAGACAGTCACCCAAGAATAGTGAACAAGATACAGGATTCTTTGGGCCTCTCGTTCACTTGGGAGGAATACGATGAAAAAAAGGTTCTTGAAGAAGCTACAGGCATGACTCCTGAGTTTAAGAAGTACGCTCAAGAGGTAATGAGCGTCAAAAATTGATGAACTATCTGGACGAGTTTTTTAGCCCGATAGAACTAACCGATGTCGAGCTTCTCAGGGTTTACGAACACCTAAAAAAGAACCCTCCCGAAGACATGAACGAAGTTTTAAGTGTTTCCAACGAGCTTATTAACAGAGGGTGGAGAAAAATAGATGTTGAGGAATGGGAGTGGCGAATACCGGGAGGCTAGTTTTCTTTCAAGCGCGTATGCTCATACAGGTTTTCCATGATCGTCTCAAACATTCTCCTAAAATCAGCGAGTTTCATAAAAGGTATATCCTGTTGGCTTTGATGGCTACAATATATTTTATAGCTGTCTTCGAGTTGTTGTTCTGTATAAAGAATCATTCTATTTCCTCAAACTCGGCTTCTTCGGCTTCGAGCAAAGGTTGGTAGTCTGCAAGTAAAGCGTCTATTTTCTGTTTTATTTGTTTTTCTGACAAAGCTTCGAGCGTACCCGTGCGAATCTCTTTTCTTTCAACATAAATTCCCGCTGCACGACCTCTTTGCACTTCGGCAGAAACAGCGGCGGTCAAATTACCTTTATCAATGGCTTGGTCTCTGATTTCTGCTAGTTTCCTTATGTGTCTATTAAAAGTGACATCGAACTTTTGTTGTAGTTCGGACTCAAGCTCTTGTATATACTTAACAACTAAAGGGAATTTTCTAGGGTTGGTTAGCTCCGAAGCTCGAACATGTGCGCTTGACTTACCGTACCCCGCCTCGATAGCGCATTCCGTCTTTGTTTTTGTGCCGTCATTATAGACCAAGGCCCTCGAAAACCTTTTTTGCTTGTCCGTGAGGTGCTTTTTGTTGTTCCCTGTAGGGTTGCCAGAAAGTGCGTTCATAGACACGATTTTACGGAAAAAATAGCCACAGTAAACCCCATAAGAGCAGTCTTATACGCTGAAACCCTTATAAAACAAGGGAAAAAATGTTAGACCATAAAACCTGTCCCATAAAAATCCTTTGTTTTTACTATGGCAAATGCGCAAAAACACCCTATTTTCCTTAGATTGTTAGATGAACATTAGACGGCCCATATAACATTGAAACCCTTATAGGGCTTATATTTGGAGCAAAATACTTCGTGTTAGACGAAAAACGTTGGGTGCGCCTGATAGTCTTTTTCTCTGAAAAACTCAAAAATCCATCTAAGATATAATGTTTTGATGAAAAGCAGGGTATATAGGGTTTGGAGTATTATATTATATGTTAGTTAGACGGACTCATCTTCATCTAACATTTTTGCCAATTAAACCGGGGGAGTTATTTCCCCCGGTTCAACCTGAGCCGTTCCTAAACGCGCAAACACCTCTTCTCGGCTCATTTGTTTGTTTTCTCCTCCGAAACAACGGCGATCAGTTTATCCAAGTACCACCGGGCCTTCTTTAAGTCCTCGATTGGTTTTCCCTTATGCCTAAACCTCAAAAGATACTTTAAGATGTTCCCGAGCAAGTAGCCGATAAAGCCCCGGTCCCCGGTTCGCTCTCCACTGGTCGCTATCTCAATAACATCAATCACTTCCATTTCACCTTGCTTATAGTGCGGCGGATGGTTGACCATATCCTTCTTAGCCACCGTGCAACCACTCCTTGACCTCGCCTAACACCTCATTACTGATCTTCACTTTCTTGCGCAATGACTCCAATATCTTCTCGTCCACGGTCCCCGGCACCACTAAATCCACATAAGTACAACGGTTGGCCTGTCCGATCCGGTGAATACGGTCCTCGGCTTGTAACCTCAATTCCAAATCATAGCTGTTGGAGTAAAAGATCATCGTATCCGCCGCGGTCAATGTGAGTCCACGGCCCCCGGTGTGCGGATTGGACACAAAGAACCGCAGTTCGCTGTCCTCGTCTTGAAAATCGTCCAACACCTTCTCACGCCGACTCACCGAAGTCAGTCCGTAAAACGAGGCCACACTCTCCGCCCCGTACTTCTCGCCAATCGCCTGTTCCAGTTCCTCAATATCGGTCTGAAACACCGCAAAGATAATCACCTTGCCCCGCGTTTCCTCCAATAAAGAGAGCACTTCTTTCACCCGATTGTTCGGCAGGATAACCGTATTGCCGTCTCCGTCCCGCAAACTCCCTGCCACCACCTGTTGCAGTCTCATCAACTGCGTTAGCACACTTTGCGTACTGAACAAATTGTCCTCGATAATCATCAAGGCTTCCTTTTTCATGGTGTGATAAGCGTCTTTTTGCTCTTGCGTCATCTCGATTTCTCGGCGCATATAAACTTTTTCCGGTAAATCCAGACACTCGTCCTTGGTGTAGCGCACGGAAAAATCACTCAGCGCACCCTGCAACTCGTCCAGGCGTTGAAAATCCACGATTTCCTGAAAACTTCGTCCGCGTCCCAGTTGTCGCTGTTTAATCACAGCATACCTGGCGCGAAACGCGTAATAACTAGAGAACCCTAAAAGATTGGGACTCAGAAAAGCGCACTGTGAAAACAAATCCAACGGTGCCTTCGTCACCGGAAAGCCGGTCAGAATCCGCTTATAGCGCGGCAGAGTAGAGAGTTTCAACAAGTTCTTGGTCCGCTGTGCTTTGGGATTTTTAATCAGTGTCGATTCATCGACCGCCATCATACAATGGTGCACATTGAGAAAATTTTCCACGAACACACAACCTTTCTTCGTGGAAAACGCTTCCACATTAATCGTCAAAATGTTCAGTCGTCCGTGCGAATCGTCCTTGACCATCTCATCATAAGACTCGCGCCATGCTCTCGTGTGATTGGGTTGCCACACCAACACTTTGCGTTCAATATGCTCCGGCAAGTGCCTCGGGATCTCCAATTTATCCCAATTTCTCAAGTTTCCTTTCGGCGTGACCACCACCAACGCATCGATCTTGCCTTCATCAAACAAAATCGCCGCATTGTCCAACAACACTTTGGACTTGCCCAAACCCATTTCCAGAAAGTACGCATACTCCTGGCGGTGCAAAGACCGCTGTAAACTTTTTATTTGGTGCTCGTAAGGTGTTGTTTTAAAAGGATATTCTGCGATATTCATTGACCACCTCCGGCCTTTTCCCATTCCCCGATTGCCTGTGAGGTGCAGTGCGTATCACCTCTTTTGACCCTATTAACAAACCAATCGGCAAAATCGCCTCGGTGTTCGTCAAACCATTTTATAAACTCCGGGTCGTAGCGTTTGATATGCACCCCCTCAACATAGGGCCTCGTTGGGTTCATGCGTCGCCATCTTTTTATCTTCACTGTGTCTCCTCTCTCGTAAACACCGGTGTTTGTTTGCCCACATAGGCCCCGGCCACATTAAATTCCATGTACTCCACGGCGTCCTC